GCGAATGGATAACTGGCCAGAAGTTGTAATACCTTCTGCAATTCTCAAGTCATAATAACGAAACCACTCATTACCAATCGCACCATAAGCAGAGTTCAATGAAATCTTTCTTGCCATCTGAATGTTGGTGTAACGAGACACATCTTTTAGATACTTTGGATCTTTTGTATTTTCATATTGTTGTTTTGCTTCCAACATCTTCTTCTTGTAGATAGTACGATCATTGTACATCTCTTGCATCATCTCTGGCAAGAACCCCATCATCTTAGTTCTGAACAATGCACCATTTGGTGTACAAGTTACATCAGCTGGTTTTAGGAGAGATAAGTCATGTTGTTTTTGTAACAACTCGTTGACAGACTTTTCTGAATCAAAACCCATTGTTTTGGGAAGAAGTGTTTCTGGCGAAATATTGTATTGCATAATCAAGTGTGGATACAGAGAGTTCAAGTCAAAAGACAGAACCCACTTGTGTTGTCCAACCTGTGGCTCTTTGACATATGCACCAATATACTTGTCACCCTTACTAACATGACTTGTTTTCTGTGGAATGACAATCTTTTTCTTGAGAAGATGATTATAGATAAGAACATCCCAATACTTAACTGATGTGAATGAATCAGACATATTGACTTTAGCCTCATACGTCATAGTCAGAAGCAAATCAATCAATTTCATTTTATCGTCAAGTCTATCGACAAGTTCAACGTCTTGGATATTATAGTCTAGGAACGACTGATAGTCCTTTGTGTACCATTCACGAAATGTTTCGTAAGGATTTTCATCTTTACGTTCACCAAGTTCAACCCAAGCAATATGGTCAAGTCGATATGATTCTTGATTAGAATAAGTAAACTTTTTGTAGAGCTGTAAATAATCAAGTTCTTCAACACCCATAATATCATAGACTTGATCTTTACGTCCAAAACCAGAGTTTACCATACGAGAGTTCACAACACCCCATGGCGAAAGACGCTTCATAGCATCCTCACCCATAACCGATTTGATACGGTTACAGATATAGGGAATATCAAAGAACTCTGTATTCCAACCAGTGATAATGTCTGGATGATCACTTTCCCACCACGAAAGGAATTGAGCTAGTAATTCACGTTCAGTCTGACATTTGATATATTGTACATCTTCTCTATCGTTATGATAATCGTGCAATCCCCAAACCTTGATACGTCCAGTGTCATGGTTTTTGATAGTGATAGACAGCATTGGTTCAAGTGCTTGATCAGCATTTGGAAAACCGTTCTCACATTCTACCTCAATATCAATAGTGACAATTCGCATATGTGAACTATCAAACTGAATCTGTTTGGGATATGTTTCTGAAATATAGGTATAAGGAAACTGTGTCATACCATGCACAAGGTGTGGTTGACTTTCGTACTGTGCAACAAATTCCTTTGCCTCTTTGATAGAGAGGAACTTCATTGGACTGACATTATTACCGTCAAGTGTTTTCCAGCCAGTTTCCTTCTTTACTGGAACATAAAGAGTGGGCTCGTATTTAACTTTGTAGTTAGAACGAACACCATTCTCTACTGCACGAACAAGTAATTGATTACCCCATTGGGCGATATGTGTGTAAAACTTCATTATGTAAATATACCACCATTAGGGGGAAATGTCAAGAGAAAAGAGGTAATTGTTCCTCTGAGGTGAAGTGTCTATCAATCATGTCGATAACATCTTGTGCTTCTGCAATTTTAAGTAGTTCTGCTTCTACGGCCTCTGCAATATCAGAATGTTCTCCAATACCAGCAGGGTTCTTCAAATAGATTGCAACATTTGCTTTATGTAGGGCAATCTTACCTTCGTTGTGTTTTTTGATTGCTTCTAGTAGTGTCATTATATACTCCAATTGTCTCTATTCATAAAGATTTCCAATATTTCTTTTGAGATACTTCTCTTCTGATCTTTGATAAGTGGTTTGGAAGCTGCATCTTTGTAAACTGCTTCAATACCCATAAGGCCAGGAGTAGAGTTCACCTCAATCATATATGGTTTATCTTTATCTCTGTTTTTAGCAGGAATGAAGTCAACTCCGACAATCATTCCATCCACTGCTTTAGCCGCCCGAATTGATTCTTCTTTTTCTAATTCAGTCAACTCATGTATCTCTGGTTCAGAACCTTGAGAAACATTACTTCTAAAATCATCACTGATAACAGGTCGTTTCATCGCACCAATTATTTGTCCAGCAACAATAATAACTCTTACGTCATAATCTGTCTTAATATATTCTTGCAAAAGAATGTCTACATACTCATCTTCTCTATATAGTAGTTGGATAACACTGTGAAGAGATTTCAAACTCTCAACCCACATAACACCAACACCCCTAGAACCTGTAGATGTTTTAAGAATCATTGGAAACTTATTTCCAAGTTTCTCTGCTGCAGCTGCGCCACCTTCTGCATGACGAACCAAAACTGTCTTTGGTGTATTAAAATCTTCTCTTTGGAAAACAACTTGGTTGTACCATTTATCACCACAAATGTCATGGCACTTTGTAGAGTTGATGACAGTGTAACCTTCTTCTTCTAGATTATTAATAGTTACCCACCAAGAACGGTTTCCAAGCTTTACTGTAGAACCCAATCCTCTTGCCATAACAAGAGTATCTTTAGGATTAATCTTAAACGGTTTATCGTATTCAGCATCAGACTTCATTGTAGGAAGTTCTGCCTTGCCTTCATCATTTACTGGAAAAGAATAAACTAACTTACTGTCTCCATCAGACTCCATATAAGAACCAGAGAATTCAGCAAGATAACATTCAATACCCATTGATTTCGCAGTCTTACGAATCATAGGCCCTGTTTCATTAGGGTCTAGTGGATCGTCATGCGAAAGAATGAGGAGTTTATACTTCTGTTCTTTTGGTTCTTCTGTAATGAATTGGGAGAATTTTTGTGTCAATTTAAGCTTCTCTTTTTTTACCGATATTGTATTTTGTTTCCAGTTCCCACTCATCCTTCTCTTTAAAAGCGATTACTTTAATTTGAGAAAGAGGTGCTTTAGGTTCAGCTTCACCAACTATTTCAATCAACCCCCAATCACCAAGTAGTCCGGCGATTGAGTTTCGTCTTGATACATCGTTCTCGTTTAGGTTTGTATCTTTACCATCAAGAGCAAAAAGTTCCTTGAAATGGACAATGTAATACTTACCTTGTTTATGTAGGATGTGACAAGACTGATAGAGTTTTCTCTCTTTACGAGAGGCGACACCAATACGAGATAATGTCTCACGAACCTTTAGGAAGTCATCTGGTTCTTTTAATTTTACTTCCAGCATCTTTTCTGGATGCCATTCAATTTCATTCATTTTCTTCCACCTTTATTCAAACTATTTTTTATAGTCGTTATCTGTTCATTATCAAGTATTTGAAGAGCGGCTTTTGCTTTTGCATTACTATAACCAAAATACTCTTTTACATACTCTAAATCTTTCAACTTATCTGCCTTTACCCAAGGAGCATAGCGTTTCTTCGATCTAATAGTATTTAGTAAAAAGTCATATTGGAGTTTTGTGTCAAGGTGGTGACGTTGATTCACCTCATTAACAAGCATTATGGTGTCATTGAATGGCGCCAAACACTTGTTAATGATGAACGGCGAATATTTCTTTTCCCACATAGGATCATCTGAATCCATCAGATTTTCCTTTGTTTCATTGATAGACTTTAGATAATCTTTTAGTTCATAACTCATTTCCAATTCACCTGTGTCATAACCTCAATCATAAATGCAAGCATATTGATTTCTTGATCAGCGACAAAGGCAGATTTATAAGAGTAGTCTGCTGTTGCGAGAACAAGATGAGGAACAGTAGAAGGCTGTACTTCTTCATACAGAGAATCGTATACCTTACGGTACATACGAGCAGGATCATTATCTAGGTTGTTTGCAACCCATTTGCGAATAGACTTAAAGTCTTTCTCTTTAAGGAAAGTTGTTAAGTCCTTCATGTTTGTTTCTGATAGATTAACTAGTATAACACCATCAATAATACCAGAGGCAGAATACCTTTGCAGTTCATTAAGAACTCTTCTCCAATCTGGGAAGTGTTTCTCAACAATACCAGCGACAGCCTTTGGTTCAAACTGAACCTTTTCTTCTTGCAGAATGGTTTGCACTCTTTTGAAGAATTGTCCAGCAAGTTTAGGTTTATCAGTAGTAGGAATACGAAACTCTACTACAGAACACCGACTGTGCAAAGGGTCGATAATACGGTTCTTGAAGTTACAGGTAAGGATAAATCCACAGTTCTTATGGAACTCTTCAATGAACCCACGCAAGGCAGGCTGAGTTGATTGTGGATTTAGATAGTCTGCCTCATCAAGAATCACGAACTTACGATTACCATCCATAGAGACAGTAGAAGCAAAGTTCTTAATCTTGTTTCTGAGAACATCAATACCAGATTCTTCAGAACCGTTTATCATCATATAAGTAGCACCAAGTTCCTCAAGCATTGCTTTTGCAACTGTGGTTTTACCTACTCCAGGCCCACCAGATAAAAGAAGGTTTGGAATATGTCCTTCATCTACAAAGGTCTGGAAAGTCGTTTTCAAATCATCAGTAAGAATACACTCACTGATTTTGGATGGACGATATTTCTCCACCCAAAGCATCACATCATTCATAATATATCTCCTTGTCAATAATGTTTCATATATGAGTCATTAAGTGGTTTAATGACTTTTTTATGATACATTAAGCAGCTTCAAGTGCAATAAAGTATTCAATAGATTTCGACACATTAGTAAAATGTGAGATACCTTTTGAAGAAACTTCTACCTTGTAGTCGCCTGACAGGAGTTTTAGGTTTTCAACCTTAAAGAAGTATGTGAAATCAGTTGGTGAGTTTTCGCCGACTGTAATACTGAAGTCATTGGATGTATCATTCTTACGATCAGTAACAGTAAGTTCAATACTACCACCAGCAGTTCCTTTGAGAACCACATCTGGAACACCAAGAACAGCAGATGCCTTTTGGATTTGGTTAAATGTGTCTTGTGTAAAAGTAAACTCTACATCAACACTTGGCATAGTGATTTCTGTCTTGGGAGCTGTCACGATAGATGGGTCACTGAACATATAAGTCAGTTTACTACCACCACCCTCTTCATTAAGTTTTACACTCTTCTCATCGAATGTGAGAGTTGGGTCTTTGAATAGAGACATTGCAGACAAGAACTCATTCAAGTCATAGATGGCAAATTCATTGTTGAAAGTATCTGGAACAGTTGCCTTTGCAACGATGTTTTTCATCGCTGACATTGTTCCAATCACAGTTCCATTTTTTACCAGAAGATTCTGGTTAATGGTAGAAAAGTTCTTCAGAACTTCTCTGGTATCATTACTAAGTTTCATATCAATTATTCTCCGTTGTATCGTGATTATGAAGTGCCATTATACCATAATGGATCACTTTTAGCAAGTCATTTCTGTTCTTGCCGTCTTTCTTTCCGTATCGTTGACTATACTTTAAAATGTTGCCGATACAGAAACCTTCTCCATGGCCCGAGTCCATGATGAATTCTGTTGCTTGAAATCTATTGTGGGAATAGTGTGCAGAGTAAGTTTTATCAATATACTCTTGCAACTCTTTGAGGATTCTATCCTCTGAATATTTGTAGTCAATTTTATCAACTACTGTAGGCTCATCTTTGTTCTTAAAATATTTCATTACAAATCCTCAATTCAATTACACATACTATAACATAAAAGAGCGCCCCTGTCAAGAGGCGCTCTTACAAAATTACTTGATTTTAATCAGGCGAGGCTTCTTTTCCTCTGGAATGATTCTTTCAAGTTCTACGTTCAACAACCCATTTTCAAAAGTTGCACCTTTAACTACCACATCATCAGAGATAGTGAAAGTTCTCTTGAAGGCACGATTTGAAATGCCCTTGTGCAGATAAGTTGTTTCATCAACAACATCACCCTTTTCTTTCGATTTGATTGAAAGAGTATTCTCTTTTGTTTCAATCTCAATATCGTCTTTACCGAATCCAGCAACTGCAATCTGAATTGCATAATTGGTGTCATCCATTTTTACGATATTGTAAGGGGGGTAGTTTGTTGTTGTAACAAGACTATCATCAAGTAGTCTGTCGAACATTCTATCGAATCCGATAGAGTAAGTTTTAACCCTGTCAAAAGGGTCTGTAAGAGCTGTATTTACCATTTTGTTTCTCCTTTAAAAAGCAAGTTACAGTGTGATACCCATTATGGCATATCACGTTTATTTATAAAGTGGTAGTTTTTTGGGCGGAAACTACCAAAACCGTGATTTGCGACACAGAGTAAGCATATTTGTGTCGAACAGGGCGACTTACGAATCGCACCCTATATTATATATACATCCAAGAGGGATTTTTCAATCCCTCTCTTCAATTTTTTTTATGCAGCATCAGCGTATTCAAGTGCCTTATCAAGTGCATTTAGTTTTACCTTACGGTTACGTCCGTACCATGATGAAACCAATCGTCCATCATTAGAACGTCCTTGCAAGTGGTCTGTCATGTTAGTAACAGAGTTGAATGCAGTCCACCAAGTTCCTTGTGCGAACTCAGCACCAGGCTGAACATCCAAGTTCTCAAATGCAAGTTTTGAGTTACGAGAAGTGAAAGGAATTACGTTATCCACTTTCTCTTTCGCAGGCGCACCGAATACCTCATTGAAGTACTGGATTACATTATCAGAAGTGTATTTCTTAGAACCAAGAAATGCAGCCATTGACTTGTACTGTTCCATCTTCTCACGAGCGATACCCATCTGTTCTTTGACTTCAGAAGCATCAAACTCTTTACGGTGATTTACAGTCAACATCTTATCTGCATTCTGTGATAGAGACAGTGTAAGAGTGTTGTTACATACTACACGAATTGGTGTCATACGAATGTTAATCGCCTTACCAAACTGGTGTGGGTTAGTAAACAAGAAGTAGTTGTCAGTAACGTCACCGTTGAACAACTCAAATGATTCTTTGGTTTTTGCAAGTGCCCAAACCATTTGTCCATCTTTCAGTGAACCAGCAGTGTGCATTTCCATGTCACCAGCCATCACATACTCGTGGAAGAATTCAAATGCTTCTGAGTTCTGTACTGGATTCCAACCAGTACCAACAACATCAAGTACAGTGTTGTCAGAGGTTCTTACAAGTGCCTCTTTGTTTTTGATAGGAACACCAGATGCAGTGACAATTGGTTGTTTCTCAACAGTCCAGTTAAGTCCAGCGACTTCTTGGAATTGAGCAGGAGTCAAATCCTGTTCTACTTTAGTTCCAAGTCCATGCCAAGGAAGTTCACCAACATAGGCCATCTGGGCCTGTCCATTTACGATTTCAAGTTCGTGTGCCATAATAAAAGTTCTCCGTTTGTTTTCTCACTTTATATACACAGTATAGACTGTTTTAAGAACAAAGTCAAGATGTTTTTACAACTTTTTTCAACATTTTTTGTTGTTTTTTTCTGGCCATATCCATCTTCAACTTTGATGCATACATAGTAAAGTTCTTACCATCCATATGGTCATACTCATGTTGGAAGATACGAGCAGTCAGTCCAGCAAACTTGCCCTTCTTTTGTTCACCATTAATGTCCATATATTCAAACTCAATCATCTTTGGCCTTTTGAGATTCAAGAATAAATGTGGATAAGTTAAACACCCCTCAACAAAGAATTCAGTTTCTTCAGATTCCCAAATGATTTTAGGATTGAAGTAAATCTCAACATTTCCATCTTTCAAGTCTGTGTACATAACGAATGCACGAATAGATAGTCCACATTGATTCGCAGACAATCCAATACCACGCATAGCAGACATAGTACCTTTTAGATTATCATATAATTCTTGTGGTGTCAAGTCATATTTTGTTTTAATATCATCAAATGTTATATCAGGCAGTTTCACATTTAGTGATGGACTTTCTGCCTCAATTAGTTTATATATCATGTTCTGCCCCAAAATTCGATAGGTTTCACCATATCTGTGTTGTCGAATAGATACCAACAGCAATTGTCTTTACCAACGCTACTGCTACCCTCAATCCACTTTACTCTTCCTATACTAACAACTTTTTTTAGTTTTGTCAAGAAGGGAATTGATTGTTTTGTATGCATCCAATCTGAATCAAAAAGAAACCATGTAGGAGCAATATTAGAAAAATGTTCTATCATTGGATGGAGTATCTTACGATTCCAAGGTGGATTTGTAATAATGTATTGTGCCTTTGCATTTACATCAAAACAATCCATTTCCATTATTTCGTCAGACTGTGGTTCAATATCAGATGCATGAATGCACATTCCATTATGCAACCCCAAGTGGTCAATCAATCTACCGTCACCAGCACATGGCTCAACAAAGGTAAATGGTTTTTGTGGTAGATGTGCAATAAGAGGCGCAACTGCCGAATATGGTGTTGGATAGAAATCTCTTTCTATTCTTTCAAAATCACTTCTTTTTCCCATTATCTTCCTCATAAAGAATTAGTGCGATTAAAGCATAGTTTGCCATGTCAACCAAAGTATCCTTGATACTCTCATCTTTTACTTGCAATCTTTCTTTCCTTGCAAATCCCATGATACGACTAAACTTGTCGCTGATACGAACTGCAACACCTTTCCATGCTGGAATACCAGCAATCTCACAGTGTCTAAAGTTTGCAAACACATCTTCCGTACTTGCATAGTCGTGACGTTTTGCGTCATGTGTTATTTTCATTTCTTCTAGTAATTCATAAAATCGTTCACTTTGTTTCATATTATGCCACCTTTGAGAAGTTCTTCTCTTTTTTGAATTGGATAACGCTTCTGAATTTATCAAACAACATATCCTGTTTATGGGAAATAACGAATACATTCTGATCACTGAACGTATTCAAGATTTTGAGGAAATCATCTGTACCAGTACCATCCAAAGATGAATCAAAGATTTCATCAAGAATGAGTAGATTAGTATTGGTTGAGTTCTTCATCTTTGCGACAGCTCTCCATGTAAAGAGTAGTGCCAAGTCGATACGCATCTTCTCACCTTCAGAGAATGATGCATAAGAAAACTCATCACGAAAACGTGACTTGATAGTTTCTTGAAAGTTTTCGTCAATATTAAAGTTGACAAAGAAATCCATAGAACTGAGATATGTATTTACCAACTTGTTCATAATTGGCAAATATTGTTTTACAATCTTAGTTTTAATACCACTGTCTTGTAAAAGATTTCGTGCTACATCAATATAGAATCTATCCTCGTTTAACTTAGACTTTTGTTCATTGATGTATTTAATTTTACCTTTGAGTTCATCAAGTTTAGATTTATCATCTTCTGATATAGAACCAGCTTCATAAGCCTCAATGTCTTTCTGCAACTTGACATTAAACTTTTCTAGTTCAATAATAGAGGAACGAATCTTTGCAATCTCAACATCATGCTGACGAATGGTTTCAAGGTCGATTAAGATTGTGTTGAGTCTGTCTTGTTCGGCACGTTCAAGGGTTTTGCAACTGTCGATTGCTGTGTCGAGTTCTCCGATTTTTGTAGTGCGAAGTTCTGTCTGCGTCTGCTTTGTTGCAGTCGTAATTGATTGTTCGCAAGTCGGACATTCATCGTTGTTCTGGAAGAATTGGATTTGACGGTCATGTTCTGCCTTTCTGTTTTGAAGTGCGGCTTCAGTTTGACTTAGTTTTTTAAGTTTCTGTTCAGTCTTTATTTTTATCTCTGCATCAAAAGATAAATCACTTTTATCTTTCTCAAATGATTTAATTTCTTCTTTTCTAGAATTGATAGTAGAGTTATTATCAGAAATCTTTTGTTTGTTTTCTGTAATGATAACAGATTTATTATCAACTACATTTTTAATAAACTTTTCCTGTAAAGTAATTTTTTCACTAGTCAAATCATACTGATATTCAACATTACGAATCTCTTCATTCAATTCTTTGTTCTTGTTCTTGAGCAAGAAGTTCATCAAAGAAAATACTTTGATATCTAGAATATCTTCAACAACCTCACGGCGTGCCTTTGTAGACAACTGCATGAATGGAACAAAGGTAGAAGAACCTAGAATAACAACCTGTGTAAAAGAACGATAGTTTAATCCCAAAATCTGTTGTTCTAGATGTTTCTGATAATCACGAGCATTCGCATCTTGATTAATCATGTTATCATTAACGTATACTTCAAACTTATTAGGTTTGATGCCACGAATAACCTTTACATTTTTACCACCAACAATAAACTCAACTTCAACAATAGAAGCACTACCATTAACTGAATTAACAAGTTGTGATTTTGAGATGTTACGAAATGGTTTATTAAATAGGCCAAAACAAAGTGCATCAAGAATGGTTGACTTTCCTGCTCCGTTTTCGCCAATGATCAAAGTAGTTGGACTTCTATCCAACTGTATTTCTGTAAAATTATTGCCAGTAGAAAGAAAGTTCTTCCAGCGTACATATTTAAAAGTAATCACAGTTCTAGGTCACTCGCTTCTACATACAACGACTTCATCATATTAGTCAATCGTTTTTTATCTAAGTCAACATCAAGTTCATCAATGTAACGCTCAATCAAAGTCATGTTATCTTCTGCATTCTCAATGATTGCATCATCAACATTCTCTGCATCAAGTTCACTAAAGTCCTCAACAATCTTTACCTCATGGGCACCAGATTCATTCAAAACTCTGTCAATAAACCTATCGAACTGATAAAAGTCCTTTTTATTAACAACGATTATTTTAACAAACTTTTCCTTCAATGTCAATACATTAAAATCAGAATAATTTGTTGTTGAATCATCATAGTAGATTTTTTCAAAGATTGTGTATGGATTAATAATACGATCTAGTTCTCTCGTATTTGTGTCAAAGATATGGAAACCCTTTGGGCAACCATCATCACTCCAAGTCATTTGATAGGTGTTACCAAGATAATAAACATGGCCATCGTCAGACTTCTTGTGAAAGTGTCCAGAGAATACAGTATCAAACTTTCTTAGAAAATCTTTATCATATCCACTTTCTGAAAAATGTCCAGCGTGCATCTCAAAACCATTGATTTCAAAATGCCCCATACAAATCTGTGCAGAAGTCATTTCAATACTTCTCATAGACTGTTCATAGTTTTCAGTACAAATCCATGGCATAAAGTGAATACCAGTACCATCAAACTCTTCAGTAAGAGGTGCATCATAACAATGAATGTTAGGATATTTCTCCTCGCCTGGGCCACCTAACAGTTCGTATAATGAGTTTATTTCATTGGTGTTTTTATAGTAGGTGTCGTGATTCCCTGCCATAATATGGACAGTGATACCTCTATCAACAAAAGGTTTGATAAACCTTTCACGCAAGTCTTTTGCAATCTTATATGAAACAAACTTACGTCTGTCCATAAGGTCGCCCAAATGAATAACCGTTTTAATGTTGTGTTCATCTAAGTAAGGAAAGAAAATCTCTTCCCAAAACTTATAGAAGTATTCATTAAATGCTAAACTATCATTACGGGCGCCAAAGTGAGTATCAGTTATCAGCGCTATTTTCATTTATCTCTTCACCATCGTCATCATAAAATTTTTCAAGGCCTTTTGGTTCACTCTTCTTTTTCTTCTTAGGTTTATATACATCTTCAGCTGGTAGAAAATTCTTCTGTAGATAATCAACAAACTGTCCTTGTTCCATATCTTCTCCAACTGCAAGAACATCAACACTCATGTTCTCAATTATTTTGTGTCTGATATGTTGTTGTTTCTTTTCTTTTTGTATCCTACGAATAAAGGCGTAGTAAATAATTTGTGTGAAATACGCAAAAGGATTGTTTGATTTATCTGGATTGAAGTTGCTACAATACTGTAGACAGTTTTCAATACCATCAGAAATCATTTCTTCTCTATAGGTGTAATTGATAAAATTTGGTCGGTAAGAAAGGTGGTTTGCAATTTTCAAGAAGCATTCGCCGATATAATTAGTCACTGGTGGTTGTGGTTCACCTAGTTCCTCAGCCTCTTTGCAACGCTCTTTCCATTCTTTCATTGCTTCTAGGAACTGTGCATTATTGACATAATGCGCTCCTTTTGGTTTTTTAGCCATAATAACTCCACATATATTGTCGCTTAAAGTGCGATTAATAGATACATCATACTATATCTTGATTCAGATGTCAAGAGAAAAATAATTATAAAAATCTATTGACTTTCTCTTGACAAGAGGGTATATTTACTATGCTGGGTTTGAGAATGAATAGATCTAATGTATAAGCTTAGAGTCTGGACTACCAAACTCCTCATCCCATTGTTCCTCAACAATATCATCTAATTCTCTATTGGTGGGAGCTCCAGTTAATACATCTTCATCCTCCAATCTAGATTTACTAACACAATACTCATAAAACTTTGATAACCCATAAGAGGCCTCAGTAAGTACGATGATTTGAGACTTGGGGATATCATATGTGTTGGTTTTAGCAAAGTGAATCCACCTTTGTAAAGACAAGGCTTCTTCTATACCATTTCTTGTTGCTTTTGGATATGAATTTAATTTCATAGGAGAGGTTACACTAAGATAGGGTGAATCTAAAGACTGAACAACATCACAAATAATCTCTTCACCACTAGACAGCTTTAGTATTTTTATATTATTTTCTGTCATTTTAGTTTTATCCTTTTAATTTCATAATCAAATTGCTCTTCATTATAGATATTTATTCGTTCCATGAAATGGTTAATTGTAAAGTTTCTTTTTGATTTATAGGTGAGGTCATCAGCAATATCAAAGAGGATAGCGGAATCCTTAGTTTCACTCCTACGCAGTCCACGGCCAATTGATTGCAAGGTACGAACTCTGGACTTACTTGGACTTGAGAACACGATGTTGTGAAGATTCCTAATGTTAATACCAGTAGAAAACGTGCCATAAGATGCAACGATAATGGCATCCCTCTCTTTTTCTGTAATTGCACGAATATCCTCTCTGGTTTGGGTGTCAGTACCACCAAACACATAAAACACTTTTCTATCTGTGTTAGACTTAATCATATCATAGATAACACTTCCATGTTTCTCTACAAATTGAAATAGCACCAGTGTATTGCCTTTTAGTGCCAATGTCAAGTCTTTTATAAATTCATTTCTTTTTGGGTGTGTAACAATAAAATCAATTTCATCTTGATAGTTCATATCCTTTACGAGTTTACACTCATGTTCTGGATATGTTAAGACTAGCGCCCTAATCTTAAATTCAGCTAGTGTCTTTTCATCTATCAGTTCTTTTGTTGTAATAACTTTATTAAGTGTTCCAAATAATCCTTCTAGTACTAGGCGATGCGTTTGCATACCATCCAGTGTACCAGTTAGTCCAAACCTATATTTACACAAATGAAGTTTTGTAAGAATTGAAGTAAGAGATTTTGCCTTAAATAAATGTGCTTCATCACCAATCACACAACCGAATTGTTCAAAGTAACTCTTAGGAAACTTGTAGATAGATTGCCATGTCGATATAACAACTGGTTTCGTTACTTGTTTATCATGTCCACTGTAAATCTTCTGCATATAAGCTTCTTGCCATCCATAGTCGATAAAATCAGAATACATCTGTTCAACCAGAGATGTTGTCGGAACAAGAATAAGGATTTTGTCTTGTTGGGTTTCTTGTAATAGTAATTGATAATACCTTACCAGAATATAGATTATAAGTGACTTACCAGAAGCGGTAGGACTAAGAAGAAGGGCCCTATGATTTCGGATAGCATAATCCACGGCATCAATTTGATAATCACGAGGTTTGATATTTCTTCCACTGGATCGAAGTCTAAGTTGTCTAATGTATCCATCAAGAGTTGGTCTGTCGATTGTTTTTTCATTTTTTAGTTCCTCACTTATTGTAAATTCTTCTTCATAATCTGTCAAATATTTTTGTAAATATGGCAGTAATCCAAGATAAAGTTCTCCTGTTGATGGAGAAAATAGTCTAATCTTTCCATCCCAAATACGATTTCGATACGCAGGCATAAAACGAGCGCCAGGAACTTCAAACGTAAAGAAGTCAGAAATCGCCCTTGCAGTTGAGGGTTCAGTTTCTACTTGTAGGTATACTTCATTCTTTTTGGTGATTATGGTCATTTAAATTTAGGCCCAAGTACCCATCCAACTAAACTTTTGCGTACACCTTTAGTAATTGGTCTTACTCTATGCCAATAGTGCGATTGAAAGAAAAAACCAGTATTTGGTTGTCTTTTAATTGTTGTATATCTTTTTTCTTCCTGTGGGTTTCCTGTTTCTATATCAAACTCACCACCTTCATAATCATCATTCAGAAAAATAGAGAAACTAATCTTCCTCACTCTACCATCATCATATGGTTTGTTGTGTTGGTCAATATGCCATCCAAACTCATCTTCAATAGAATACTCTGCATATTGTAGTGGTTCTATAACATCAATATGAAAATCCCACCCAGCATTTTTATTTGCCGCTTGTGCATATTCCAAGAATGATGTTAAAACATCTTTATCATTAATCCAATCAACCTTAGTGCTTCTGCGAACTTGTCCACTCGCACCCACTATCTTTGCGTCCTCTAACTGAGTATTAACTTTTGCGAGAGCTTTAGATATGGTTATTGCACCAATACGTTCAATGATGTATGGTTGACAATACCTCATATTGCCCCATCCACAAATTTACGCCATTCAATTGCATTTTTAATATCCCAACCACGAGACTGAATTTGTTTCAGAATCCGTTCACAGGAATCTTGACACATCTTATAGTATTCTACTTTCTGTTTTGCTTTGATGAGTTCTTCATCAGAATCCAGATAAAGTGGAATGTCTTGTTTTAAAATTTTGTAGTCAAAGGGATTATCACGATAGACTTCTGGCGATGCTTTACCACCATAGTATTCCCACTTCTTACGTTTGAGTACATTGTAAGTACCCTCATTCATAAGAACGAGTTGTCTAAAGTTATTGTAGATGGTTAGATATTTTTGATGTAGACTTGCAGACCTAAGTGATTCATCACCAAGTTCTATATTGTCGATTTCTAAGTCTTTTGCGGCCTGAGCCTGTAGTTCTTCAAGTGTCATTATATTTCACATCCTAATAATAAAAGTGAGCAGAGTGGGTTGTAACTTGCGTTACTATATTATCTCTTTAAAGAGACTCAAACTATGATTGTCCAAGTCAACCATTGTCTGCTCGGTATATTTATAAAGTTTCAAATTCGTAAAAATCGTATTTAAAACTTGCAGTTGCCGTTAGTTGTTCTGTGTCAGTAACCTGTGTATTATATGTCAATCCAGAAAGAGAGTTAGGATAACAATTTTTGAAATTCACTCTGAGTGTTGGATTATTTTTATTTGTAAGAAGTGTGAGACTTGCATCAGAAGCCATAGTATTGGGATTAGTTAAACTTGATGTATTAGGTCTCAATTCAGAATTTTCTGAAGATGCAGTTTTAAACTGTTCAGTATCTTTTGGAAAACCAATTCCAGTAATCCAATCATGTACTTCACGATAGTTTGATAAATCTTCATTCACAAGGAATGTTAATTCTAAATCTTCAAATTCAAGTGTATCTCCCATTAGAGCAATACTCTTAAAACGTGTATTCATATTTGCTTCACCACTAAAACTAATGCCAGGCAAGTTTACAGATGTAACAAAATATTCTACGTTAGGTGTTTTCAACAAATTAAATCTAAACTGAGTCGGTGATGCAAAGTCTAGATTATTTGGTTGTCGTGCAAGTGGATTAAGTTTTACCATAGTTTTCTTCCTTTATAGTATTTATAAAGAAAAAAGGGGAGAGCAAAAGCCCTCCCCCAAGTTCAGAAACAAGTTTCTTATTATTATTACATGATGTTCGTAACTTGAACTCTTCTGTAATATACGTTGTCGTTAGCAGTGATTGCACCACTTCTGACTGTAGCACCACCAGCAAATGGGTTTGCAGTAAGACCATAACGTGTCTTGAAACCAATTTTTGGCTGGAATGTGTTCTCACCAACTGCACGAACCATCTGAAGTGGAACGTATGGGCAGTAGAAGATACCAGCATCGTATGGTGAAGTACCTTTGTATCCAACAACAAAGAACTGCTTTGCGGCAGCGTTTGCTGAATATGGATCAATGTACACTTTGTAACGTCCGTTAAGAACACCAGCAAATGTGTTACCAGCATCGTCAACTGACAAGTTGTTGTTAAGAGCAGGGGATGTATCCAACTGTCCGGCCATCTGAAGTGCAGAAGCAACATCAGAAGAACAGATAATCATGTTACCTTTACCTCTACGAGTTTGCTGAGCGATTACGTTTGCTTCTCTCTCAACTTGGAACATAAGTCCTTTGAACTTCTCAACTGACCATCTACCGTTTGAATCAACGTCCATGTCAAAGATACCAGCGTTTGCAGTATCAGCTTGGGCACCGATTTTAGCAGATGTATAAACAGTTCTAACAACTTCTCTGTTGATTTCGTTAAGAATTTCACCAGAAAGAATGTTAGCAAGTTCTGTTTCTGCGTCAAGACCGTGAATTGCTTTAAGGTCTTGTGCAAGTTCCATTGTGTATTCTGCTTTAAGAGCTCTTGACTTTGCAGTAACAGAGTTCTTCTCAATTGAGAAAGACATTTCTGCAAAAGAGTTACCAGCAGAGTCACCCAATGCTTCTGCAGCAGCAGTTGTCATACCAGTACCATTGGTGTATGTACCAGCAGGAGTGTCATTCAAGATAGCAGGGTTTGTACCAGCTTGTGTACCAGTACCAGAGAAATCTGAGTCTGCTTCGTTGTAGAATGTTTCTGTACCTGTCTGTGATGCATAGCGTGAACGCATTGCAAAGATAAGTCCAGTTGGGCCTGTCATAGGTTGAACGCCAGCAATATCATAAGCGATAAGGTTTGGCATTGCTCTACGGACTAGAGAGATTAGGATCGGATCCCAATTATCTACACTAGCACCTGTAGCGTTAGTTGGTGCAGCTTCGCCGAGGAAACCTCTATCTTCACGAAGTGCTTTTTCTTGGTTTTCTAGGATAATCGTGGTTACAGCCTTACGATAAGAGTCCTTGATCTCTGGAAGATCGTTGTGCTCTAGTACTGGCTGCCACTTTTCCTGTAGATGTTCTGCTTTGAACATTTTGTTTTCTCCTTGTTGAGTTTTTCTAATAATATTTATAAAAACTAGATTTTTAGAAGATAATTTCTTCCGCTAATTAGTCTTTTGCCCGCTTTACATTTTTACTGATTGCTGCCATGTAAGCAGACATTGCACCAGTTGTATCGAAAGATTCTGAACCATCAGTTTCAGAGTCTACAGATTCAGCGATAGTGGTTGCCTTTGGAAAATAACTTTCCTTAAGCGTGTCGAGTTTACTTCTGAAAGAATCTTCATCAGTAAAATCTACATCTTCTGCAAGAGACTTGAACTTCTCTACCTCTGTATCGGCGAGGTCAGAAGCGACTTCTGCAAAGACTGATTCACGAACCAATTGGTCATTCTGCTTTTTCATTGCAGCAGTTTTTTCAATCTGTTCGTTGAGTTTTGCTTCAAGTTCGTCAATCTTTTCAGACTGAGTTCCTAGAATATCATACTTCTCGTCTGGAACATCAATGTAATGCTCCTCAAAAAGTGATTTAAGGCCTGAAATGAAATCTTCAGCAATCTCACCTTTGAGACCTCTTTCGATTGCAATTTCGTTCTCTTTCATCCACTCTTCTACAACGTAGTTCATGTATGCGTCAACTTTTTCAGTCAACTCATCACGCACTCTATTGATTTCTTCAGCGATTTCTTGAGTTTTTGCTTCCTCAATTCTTTCAACTTCAGAACGAAGTTTAGATTTAACAGCAGCCTCAAAAATTGTTGATGCCTTTTCTTTGAATTCTTCAGTAAGTTCCTCACCCTCTACGAGAGCAGTAACATCTTCAGAAACGTCTACAGATGCAAGACGGTCATCAAGAGTAGATTCGTCAACTGACTCATCTTTCTTTTCCATTGAACCGTAACCTTCACCGTTACACATTGCTTCGTATGCTGCCTTGAGATCTTGGGCTTTCATGCTTTCCATCTTCTTCTGCATTTCTGCCTTCATCATCTCTTTAGTCATCTTACCTTCTTCTAGTTCCTCACCATCGTGATCTACTTGATCACCAGCAGCAAGGGGTTCTTTAATTGCAGTTGGAGTATCATTTCCACCGGCATCTTTTGCACCTTTAGTCTGAGCATCACTGGCCTTCTTTGTTGCTTTCGCACCATCTGGGCCCTTTGCTGTCTCTGGACTTTCAACTGCTTTGCCTAGGTCTTGAACTTCCCCATCTACTTTTTCCATTGAGTCGCCTTTAGCAGCACCCTTTGTTGGGGCGTCCTGTGCAGCTTCTTCAAGTTCTGCTTGGACTTCCGCTTCTAGTTCCTCAATTGTCTTGTCTAGTTCTGACATTGGGATTTTCTCCTTGAGTTGTCTATTAACATATTTATAATGATTAAAGTTTTGACAAGAATTTTGCAAATGCGAGGGCGGAAACATTAGATTGTTTCGCTCTTACACCTTCATTAATCTCATCTTTGATGTTTTGAATCTCTACTTCTTTAAGTAGTCCGTTATCCCAAACCCACTCTTTACCTTCCATGATACCTTCAACGAAGGCCTGAGGTGCAGAAGGGTCTGCAACAATATCTGCCGCAGTGGCAAGATAAAAATCATCTTTCACATAGTTTGCACCACCTCTATTTTCAAGTGAACCCATGCCTCTTGAAGAGACACCAAGTTTACCACCATCTTTGATTAGTGCTTTCGCAATTTCCCCCATTGGAGTAGAGAGCAGTTTCGCCTCACCAATAAAGTTCTTTCCATCCGCTTCCAGTTTTGTGATCATGTGCGATACTCTGTCAAGATTGACAGTAGGGCCTTCTGGATGACCCAGTTCCCCAAACGCACGACCTTCAGCAACAAATTCTTTATTATAACGTGCGACTTCTTTTGTCAACACGTTCATTGGATAGACACGACCATTACGGTTTTTCATGTCTGCCTGCATGAAGATTCCACGAATCTTCATTTCTTTATTACCACCGTCTTTTTCTTCAACGATGTATTCTACTTCTTGTATCTGTTCTGCAATAAGTTTCATGTCTTAATACCCCGAATTCGTAATTTTTGTTCCCTTCAAGGTAGTTGCGCCACGCAACCCTTGCCCTGTTTCCAAGTGGATAACAATGCCAGCACCGGCACCAACATAGATAGTTCCTACGTCTGCATCGTCTGCTGAGTTACGAACTGTGACTACTTGAGCAGAACCAGTGTTAAATACCCAAACTGCACCAGCACCTACGAACCCTGTGGTTCCAGTTGCGAGGTCAGTTGCTGTTCCTTTTACTTGCATTGTCCTAGTCCTTACATTACCGTTAATACTTCATTCTCAAAGTAGTCCATAAGTTTCTTTTGCGGAACCTTATACTTCTTTGAGACATTATTTATTGTTTTATCAAAACTATTTAGGAAATCTGAAGGTTTGTCTTCCATTTCCTTAAAAATTGCGTCCACAGCATCTTTCATCTTGGGAGATAACTTCTTATACTCCCTAGACATTTTGTGTTCATCTTTTTCTGGTAGTTCCTTTTGAAACTGCGAGAATAGTTTAGTCACTGTTTTCTTTATCCTGTGGCACATGTCCAGTTACAAGTGTGTTTGCAACTTCTTGTCTTTTTGTTTCCAGAGCATCTCCAACCTTCTGTGAAAGTGCTTGGTTGAATTGTGCTTCCGCTTCTAGGTTATCACCAGATGCAATTGCATCTACAAAGTTTCTTACTTGTTCCATTATTTATTATCTCCTTTAGTGGGGTCATTGTGTGCAAACATACCATCATCGGCACCGTCTCCACCCATTTCACCACCAGATTCATCTTTAATTTGGTTCTCAATTTCTTCAATCTCCTCATCGGACATTCTGAGAACGTGTTTTCTTACATATTCTTTAGAGAAATACTGACCGACATATGACTCAATCTGACCCAACATGTCAAGTCTTTCTCTTAGAATTTCTGCATTCTTCAACTCTGTAAAGTGTCCGTCTTGCAAGAAGTCAAATTGGATATGTTCTTTAAACGTATCCCATTCTTCAACTGCAATCACACCCTTCAACACAAGTTGTGTTTTCAGCATGTCTGCGAACATAACAGAGAATTTTTTACGAAGTCTTTGAACGAACTTTGTGAACTTCAATTCGTCACGAGTGATATTATCAGAACGTCCGATTTGGAATCCACTTTCCTCTGCGAGTCTAGATACTGGAACGTTCAAAGAACGATACAGTTTCTTTTGGAAGTAAGTGATATCATCAATCTCTCCCAAGTTAGAACCGCCAGGCAAAGTAGTAATCTCTGTTCCTCTACCACCTTCTCTACGAGGTAACCAGAAATCTTCCAACATAGACATGTGATTTCTGTCGTCACGAATTTCACCAGTTCTTGCATCGTAAACAAGTTTGTTACGATAACGATTCATTACGTCCTTCAGATAAGACTCTGCTTTGATTTTTGGTAAGTTACCAACATCAATGTAGAAAATACGTCTCTCTGGAGCACGAGAAATACGATAGATAACCAATGCGTCTTCAATCATACGCAACTGGTTTACTGGTTTAATTGCTTTATTGAGATGTGAAAGAACTGTCCCTTTGGACATATCTACTAGTCCAGATGGACAGTATGTAATAGAATCTGAAGTAATCTTAATTCCATCAGATGTTCCTACATTTTGTTCCCAACCTTTGTCATTGTAGATGTAGAAATCATCTACTTTCTTTACAACATCAATACCAGTTTTTTTATCAATATCTTTTTTGTTTTCACGAACCTTCTTAATTTTACGAGGGTCAATGTAACGTAGTTCTTTAAGTCCCTTGCGAGGATTGTTTGAATCAATTACCTTATGGTAATACATTCTTCCATCCACATACCAACGTCTAAAGATATCATGTCCTTTAGCATTAAAGTCTAAAAGGTGAAGAATTTCATTGAACTCTTCACGAATCTTTTGTTTGATTTGTGGGGATACGTCTAAACGGTCAAGTGATACTGATACTGATTGGTCTCTTTCATCAGAGACGATTGCTTCATTTACAATATCTTCAATTGCACTATCACACTCTGGTTGTTGTGCAATGTCACGATATCTACGAATTAGGTCAAGTTCATTACGGTCACGACCATCCATGTCCAAGACAGAGGCATAATGACCTCCACCCGAAACTACGTCAAGTGTGCCGTCATCAGTAGTAGGGGCAGTGAATGCATCACTACCCTTACTCTGATTAGCTCTTGTAATTCTGAAACCAAAAAGTTCCGCCATACTATAAGTCTCCTAAGTTTTACCCTACTATTTAGTAGGTCTGTAAAACCTTAAATTGTTGGAGAAGTGAATGAAGTGTATCTCCATGTCACGTCAAATGTTTCGATTTCGTTTGCTGTATCGTATGATAGGTCAATCTGTGTAACAGCTGTAGGCCATACGTTTCTCATCGTATACTGTTTCAGAATGTTATCATCTCTATCTAGTTGTTCTACTGTAATATCAGCAGTGTAGTCAGATACGTTGACAAGTCCTGTATTTTCGTCCAAGTCATTGATACCATTCATCCAACGTTCCATCGCATTACGAACCATGAAGTCAGTGTCATTAATGACAGTTGTAGTCCATGTTTCAAACTCTCTATCACCAGCAAGGTAAAGTGTTCTACCTCTGAACTGAATAGGAACTTCACCGATTGTCTGTCCTGGCAAAGAAGTTGCCTTACACAGGAATGACGCACGATTAATGTCTAATCCAGTTGCGATTGCTGGGGGAGTTGTAATAATAACACGATATTGGTTGGCACGAGCACCACCACCGATAAGGTTTGCTTTAAAGTCGTCAATACTAGCCATTTTTTATCTCCTTATCCACCAATCTCACTGAAAGAAACACCAGTTCTAACAGCAATAAAGTTAAGTGTAATGAAGTTGATTGAACGAGCAGGTTTGATGTAGATGTCTGCAACAAACTCATTTCTATCAATTACTTCACCAGTGTTATTTGTTTCATCTGCAACAACAGAGAAATCTGTGATACCACGTCTACCTTGAACGTCTCTCAAGAATGGTTCAACCAAGTTTCTGAACTGAGCACGAGTAAACTCATCGTTGAATTCAAACAACTGGAATTTCGCAGCAGTTGAAATCGCCTTTTCAAGAACAATGAACAATCTACGAACATTGATTCTATCAAATGCAGATGGTCTAGACAATGCAGTCTTGTCACCGAAGAGAACTGTTCCTTGGCCTGGGAATGTAACAACAGGGTTGATACGAGCAGGATAAAGAATATCTCTTTGTGCCTTAGTTGGGTTAAACGCAAGTTTCACTGCACCACGAATCTGTCCTCTGTTATAACCAGCAGGAGAGAACCAAGGGTCAGCAACGTTATCAGTATTTGCAGCAAGACCAGCAATGTCACCATTCAATGGAACGTAACGATAAACATCGTTATACTTGTCATACATATACTTGTATCCAGAATCGAATACTGCATAAGAAGACGAAGCAAGTCCATCAAAGAATGCTTTTACATTAGTAGTCTGAGTTGCACCAGAAGTTACACCCACAACATCTGCACGTCTTGGTGAGATGAAACCAACACAATCTTTACGAAGTTCGCAAAGGTCAATGATGTTAGTTGCGTGAGTTACACCGTCTGCACCAGTAGGAGCAGGCCCTGCCATTACTAGGTTTACGTCAACTGTTTCTGTGTCTGAGAAGATATCATATGCAAGGTCAAGTTCTCCAACAGTAGGTGCAAGGTCATCAGCACCAATTGACAATGTGTCAACGATTGGAAGGTCTTGTGCAACGAAAGTTGTATCAGAACCAGCAGATGTAAGGTTTGAACCCCAATCTGTTCCAGTTGTGTCATGGTCAGTCCACCAAATATACGATGAACCTCTGTTCACTGTAGTTGGGTAGAAAAGTGTAGTTCCAGAAGCATCTTTTGCATTTGGATGCTTAGATTGGAATGCAAACTGTTCAATAACAGCAAGTGTTCTGTTACCAGCAACATCAATGTCATAACCAGTGATTTCACCAGTTGTGTCATACACTACAATATGCAGTTCGTCAGCAGCAGATGCCAGACCGTTTGCT